AGGTATCTATAGTGTGAGTGAGAGTGAAATACTTTCAAAATCTTTAAGATTGAAAAATAAAGGAACTGAAAGTATTTCAGATAATAACACTGAATGACTCAAATAAAAAAAGGGGACCGAGGTCCCCTTTAGTTTGTATATTGAGATAGATTATCTCAATTCTCTCAAGTCGAATGTTCTTACACCATCAACTGTGATACGTCCGTAGAAACGGTTGTTCACCACCTTCTTAGCGTATCTGGTCATGATACCCTTGATTGGTGTAAAGTTGAATGGGTTGTACATTGTAGGAGTGAGTTGTAGAGGTACATACGGTGCGTAGATGTAACCTGTGTCAAGTAACGAAGTACCCTTGTGACCCAACAATACTTGGTTTGCTGGGAAGTATGGGTCACGGTAAACTTGATATCTACCTGCCAATGTTCCTACTCTCTCAATACCCATGTTGTATTGGTCTTGCTCAGGAGCTGCGTTTGATACGTGGAAGTACTCCAAGTCGTCAAAGATAGCCGATACCTCAGAAGATACAACAATCCAGTTAGCTCCACCTCTCAAAGTAGATTTGTGGATTTGTGCTGAGATTTGGTTGATTGCTGTGATAAGGGTTTGGTTCCAGTCCTTCTGAGTGTAAGGGTTTGAACCATTTCCATTTCCAAGTCTCTTCCAACCGTTGTAATCCCATCTCAAGTTCCAAGCCGCAGCTTTTCTCAAGTCTCTCAAGATTTCACGGTCAATTTCAGCAGCTACTTGTTCAGACAATAACGCTGTCAATTCAGCCTCAGCGTCAATGTTGTGGAACGCAGCTACGTCTTGAGCCATTTCAGGTGACCATTGTGCTCTCAACTTTCTTTCAGTAACAGAAACTGTTACAGACTCAAGGTCGAAAGAAACTTCACCTAATCTGTCTTCGAATTCCAAGTTCTTGTAAATTCTGTAAGTAGTGATGAATGAAGTGTTCACAAGTGAGTTCGAAGAGAACGATGAACCTGTGTAACCATCCATAGAAGGACCACATGTAACACAAACTGGTGTCTGAAGGTCAACTTCCAAGTAGATTTTACCGTAAGCATCACAGACGTTATAGTAAGTTCCACCATCAGTCTTAGAGTTGGGGAACCCTAATGTTACATCTTGACCGTATTGAACGATACCATCACCATATCTTTGAGTAACAACTCTAAAGAGATAGTTGTTCTGAGTGTTTGCTGACGTGTAAACGTTTCCAAGTACTCCTCTGATTTCCAAACCTGCAAGGAAAGTTTCAGTGTCCATTGGGTTACCATCAGGACCAATCAATTGACCAGCACCTGCGTTTGCAAAACCTGACATAACAAGAAGAACTTTTCTATAGTTATCAAGTCCATACGCTGTTAGAATCAATTGGTCACCAGCCCAAGCTACTGTAGAACAGTCACCTGTGATTGCCGAGAACTGACCTCTTGAGTAGTCGTAAAGACCTGGTGGGTCAAGAGCTGGTTCGTTACCTTCGTAGAATCTATCGTAAAGGTCTTTAGTGTTTTGGTAGTCATAACCGCTGTTAGGTGTTTGGTCTGCAGCTGCGTTAGGAGAACCGTAAGGTGCCCAGTGTTGATTCTGTGCATTCTCGTATGATTGAATGTTAGGTACGAAGTAGAACAACTTACCGATAGGTAGGTTCATAGCTTGTACTGATACGATATCGTTAGCCAAAAGTTTAGAGAAAACTCTTCTAACGATTGGGAAAACTACAGTTTCGAAAGAACCTGAGTCAGCCGTTGAAGATGCTTCATTGATTAAGTGTGAAGCTTGGTTTTCATACAACTGAGCTACGTTCTCCTTAAGGTGACCCTTAAGTCCATCGAGAAAACCTAATTTTTCCCATTTGTTGATTGTGTCTTCTTTGATAACTTTAAGGTGCTTAAGACCGATGTTACCAACAAGACCTGATTCAAGTAATGCTCCCATTTTTTTAATTTTTTTTAAGGAATTTTATTTTTTTAAATTTTTGACATCAAATCCTTAATTCTCATGAACTGAGGATTTTCGTATGTCTTAGATTCAATCAATGAAGCTGAGGAACCTGAAGTCATTTGATTGTTGAGTTTTCTTTCAACGTTCTCATTGACGCTCTGTGTTGCGGTTGTACCCAATTCTTCTTTGATTGTCTTATAGAGAGATTTTGATTCTTTAAGATTTTCTACAGAATCAAATCTTCTTAAGATATTGATTTTTTCTTTTTTGGTAGTCGAATGTTCAGTGAACAAACGGGTCGCGTATGCCAAGTTTGAGTTAAATACAGCAACTTCATTAAGTTTCTCTCTGAAAATGTTGAGTGCTTGTCTGTACTCCTCATTTTTCTCTCTGAGAACTTTTAATTCAATTTCTACAGATTCAACCTTCACACCATTATTACCATATACGTAATTACGGTTGTTAGTGATTCCTTTTCTCAAACCTCTACCCTCTTTAGAGCCCATTCCATAAGTTCTAGCAGCCTCTTTCGTTTCTTCTTTTTCGTAATCTTTGTAATGTCCTTTCTTTTCGCCAGATTTCTTTTCAACACCGTCTACTTTCTTACGTCTGTATTCGTGTTTCTTAGAACCATAGTCCTCTTCCATTTCACCTTCTGTTTCACCTTCTTTAAATTCGAATTTAGCTTTGCCAGTTCCCATAGTTTTGGGACCCTCTTTTTTATCTTCATCGAAGCCCTTTTTAGGTAATGACTTATCATACTTAAATTTGGGACTTCCTATACCAACGCCTTTTGGTTTTACAGTCATCTTAGCTTCTTCGAGATTGTATTCTTCAGAACCTTCTTCCATTTCAGAGTCATACATTTCTTCGTCCATTTCCATAGACCCTTCCATTTCCTCTTCATCCATTTCCATAGATTCTTCCATCTCGTCGTCTTCTGACATTTCGATTTCATAGACTACTTCATCGTCCATTTCTTCTTCCATTTCTTTAGAGTTAGAATTATACAAAGCAGATAATACAGCTTCCAAGTCAGGGTCAGCCTCATCAAGTTCTTCGAACTCCATGTCACCTTCTTCTAACTCTTCGTCCATTTCTTCCGATTCGTTCATTTTAACGATGTATTCCACATCTTCATTATTGTCCTTAATATGAACTTCGTCGTCATCTTTAGAAACAATAATTCCGTCTTCTTCACCCATAGCTTTGAAAATTTTCAAAATTTCCTCGTCTGATGCGTCTCTTAAATCGATAGTATCATCTGAAAAATCCATTTCGAGTTCGTCTTCCGACTCGTCGTCATCCTCAGAATTACCCATGTCAAAATCAACTTCATCTTCATCACCCATAGTATCCATAGGTAATTCCAATTTGGTATCGACTTCAATCTCATCTTCGACATCTTGTTCGGTAAGAGATTCTTTTACTAACTGACTGATTTCTTCCTTCATTGTAGAAGCAAGTATTCCTTTTGCGTTTTCGGCTATAACATCTTCAACGTTTTTCATTTGAATCAGAGCCTCTTCAACTAAATTTTTAGTTTCTTGCATAAAAAAATGTTATTATTTACCTTATAAATAGTGTAGTAAATAAAAAAGTTCATTTCTGTCACATCCAAACGGATTAAATGACAGAAATGAACAACAAAAAAAAGTGGGTTACCCCACTTCTAATTAATCGATTACTTCATCAATCTTACTTTCGCTTACTGAAAAAATTCTCCAATCGTGTTGAAACCCTGTATACTTCTCAGTAACTTTAGCCTCAACGTCAGTAACGGAATAACCCTTTACCAACTTCTCCTCTCGGATTTTTTTAATTCTACCTGAGTTTTCATCAGGCATATCGTAAACAACTTTCGCTACAAAAAATTTCTCATCCATGTTTTTGATTTTTTTATCTTGTTAAAAAATCGGATAATTTTTTCATTAAATCAACAGATTTTTCCATTCCGTGACTTCATCAAGATTTTCTTCGTATTGAGTCCTGTCATCAACATCACTGAATAGATAAGCGCCAGGTGTTGAAGGTGAGGATACCAAATCGAAACAAATTAACTCGAAATCATCTTGTACTTCATTTTGTTCACCCTTTTTAGCCAAAGAACCTACACCTCTTGAAGAAACTCCCATCGTAACACCTTGTCTCATTAAGTTAGCTGCTATGTCTCCCTTTGTGGATACAATCCCCTTTTCGTGAAAACCTGGTGAAGTGAGAAGTTTGAGTTTTCCCATCAAGATATTTCCATCCCACCAAATATCAGTGATTATGTGGGATACTCTATCGAGGTCAATTAATGAAGATTCAGGGTGATTCAACTCTGAAGTTGAAAGTCCTTTCTTAATAATGTTTTTGTACTTGTCAGCTTCTCTTTTGAGAATTCTTTCAGGGTATACCCTACCATTACGATTAGGTACACCATACTTCTGTAGAACGGCGTAGAATTCAAAAGGGTTTCTATAATCTAAATCTTTTTGTTCTTTTAAAAAATCTTCATTTAGTATATCTTTGGGTGACACATATCCCGCGTCCATTTCAATAAGGATACCCTTACCCGTATCACGAGGACCCAAAATTTTTAAATCTTTCATTATCTCTTTTAGAGATAAATATTAGGATATAGGTTAGTTTTCTTTTCACCCGTTTCTTTAGAGTTGGAAAAGACAAAATAATCATTTTTCATAACACAATCTTTGTAGACTTCCCTCAAAATTTTCTTGATTGAATCTTTTAATTTATTTCCTTTGAAATCCAATTCTTCTTTAGTAAATAAATTAATCTCTAAATTCATGAAAGAGTGTTTTTCTAATCGAATACCACTTGTCCTTAAGTCTAAATCCACAATAAAATTTTCTTTGAACAAATTTCGGTCTAAACTCTCGTATACAGAATGTTTCACATCACGAGATAAATTACCTACCACACGGGTCCAATTTTCGGAATCTTGAACGGGTATTACCCACGTTTGAATGTTTATGTATAATGATTTAAGATTTTTTGAATCAACTGTACCGTACAAAGTTTTTAATGAATCGTATTGGTTAATCTTTACTGTTTTCCCTTTTTTCACGTGGGTTGAAATATTTCTTTCCGTTTATTTTCTTTAATTATAGGAGTCTTTTTCGGATTTCCAAAATATTTCTTAAATATGCTAATTGTAATTGTTAACTCAAACATAGAAAAAGCTTTGAAGACTTTGAAATCCAAAGTAATCAAAACCAAACAGTCCCAAATTTTGAATGGGAGAAAAGAGTTTACGAAAAAATCAGTAGTTAGACGAAAACAAAAATTGTCTGCAATTTACAAACAGAAACTTAATTCTCTTGACTAAGTGACTCTTCGAGTTGTTTTAGTCTAATATAATTAACTTGGTCAAAATCTTCCAACTGAATTTTTTCAATTGTTTCTGAAATTCTTGTTTTCATTTCAGATTCAGATTGTTCCTCGTATAAAGAATTTAATTTTGAAATTGTGGAATCTTTCAGGTTTGTATATTCTTTTTCCAAGTCATCCGACTTAGATGCCAAGATGTGAAACACTTCTTTTTTTGTTGTTTCATCCAAACTTGTCAAATAATTTTGAATAGTTTGATTAGCTATGTTTACCATCGATTTGATTGGTATATTAACAGATTCTCTTTTCTTTGAAGTTTCAGTCATCAAAGCTTTGAGAATATTTTTTCTTGACTCTAATCTTTCTTGGATGTTGATTTTGGTGTAATAAACCAAATTGTCTAAATCTTCGTAAACATTAACCACATCACCACCTTTCTTGGGGAGTTGAGTAGTCTTGAGAATATGTCTAATCACTTCAATACCTTCGTCAAGGTATTCTCTTGCCTCCGTTTCTTTCAAACCTTTAGGTGACAATAAATCATCATACAAAGAGTATAGTTTGGCAAAATTTTTATTTTCTAAAACGTTATGTTTGAATTCCCTTAAAGTTTGTTTAAAGGAAGTAGGCTTGTTGTATGATTCAACT